AAATATTGCCCACCTCTTGGTTTCATTCTTACCCCACTCCGTGTGGATCAAATGCCCTTTGGCCTTGAGATCATAAACGCGAGCAGGAAGATTGAAGAAGCCTAGCTTATCCCAACACTCCGCTCTTGTTATCGTCCTATTTTCTTGGAGATACTCCAAGAGTCTTTGCTCATCACTCTTCATTACTGTTCTCCATTTTGTTCAAAGCCCATTCCTTAACACCCTCCAGCTTCCACTTAAGACCGCCCTTATCATCTGTAAATGTGAACGGACTCGGAAAACTATCGTCTGTGTTCCTAATTGTGTATAACCTATTCCTACTAATACCCAAGTATTTGCAAAGTTGGTTTGTGGTTAAAACCTCTACCCCTGCTATAGTCTGGATGTTACCGATGTCTTCAGCCATAGCTGAAACTCCTCCCTTATATCTATAAATGCCGCTCTGGCGATTGAATTAGTGTCTAACTCTGATCGCGAAACAATACCTAGTTGCTCTCTTAAATAAGACACTGCGTTATCTTCGTTGACATCGACGTCCTGATCTCGCAATAGCCATGCCTGAAACTTAGGCAGGCGACATAAAGCACAGCACGAATCTTTGACACGCTTGATGTCATCAGAGGTTGGCTCTGGTTGTTCATCTTCCATGATCTTTACCATCGCTACCATGTAGCGAGAGCCGACATAATCAGAAAATAATTTTCCTGACAGATCATCTGGATGAATGCCTAGCTTCAAGACAATTCCATCTGATGACTGAGTCATTGATATCTTGACCGCCTCAAATTGGACTGTTTGCATTTTGCCCATCCTCCAGTCCTTGTCGATAAGCCATGTTTAGCAAGGTTGCTAGGTGATGCTTGTATTGATACTCATGCTCCTCTACCGGCACAGGCTCATTGTGATGATCGAGATCATGTGCAAATCGAATGGCTGACTTGCGAGTAGAGAAATATGTTGACGACATATCCTCTTCGTTTCGCACTGAATATAAAAAGCTGGTCATTTGTTTTCCTTAAATTTGTTGAAAAGTTCAGTTGCACTTTTGATTGGATCGATACCCCGTAGCGCCCACCACAATCTTTCGTCACCGAATAAGTGAAGGTCACTGTGATGGGTTCTACACAAGGGTACACACCAGTTGTCACCCACCTTTCTAGACAGAGCGTTTGGCTCTGCATAGGTGACATGGTGAGCTTCAGAAAGCTGACCACAAACTAAGCAGGGAAGCCCCCGCAAAGTTTTAAGGTACGGCTTAGAACGGTATCGCATCGTCATCTATTGGTGCTGGAGTGGTAGGAGCTGGCGTAGCGGGCCTTGGGGTAAACCCCTGACCATCTGTTTCACGCAACACATTTCCTTTTATACTCAGATACTTACCAGCTTTTGGCCCATGCTTGGCCCAGCCGACGACTTCAATCTTGACGTAATCGTTGTCTGTATTTCCGCTGTTGATCAGATCCCTTTGGCGGATAATGTCATCGACTAACTCTGCACTTAGTTCCACCTCACCCCGCATGTCGGGATGATTTTCTTTGGTCTTCTTTAGGTTCTTCCAAAGACGACCAGTAGGCTTTCTTACATCATCCATTGTTACTCTCCTTATTTTTTGCTTCTATTTCTTTAGCCTTATTTTTATAGGCTTTCTCCACACGCTCATATATTTCTGGATGTTGATTTTTCCAGCTATCAAGAACCTGCTTGTTCGACGCCCAGTTTTCTCTTAGACCATCGAGCGTACTGCCCTCAAGACTCTCTAATAGAATCTCCGCTGTGGTTTCGATCATCTTGATGTCGTCTGGGTGCGGCTCTGCCACTTCGTTTACTGATGCTTTCTCAGCTTCCTCCTGACTAGCCTTTGCTTTTTCTTTGTTATCGATATTCCCAATCTCAAATGCACTGGCATATTCATTTCCAGCCAGACCTATATTTGCTAAAGCTCTGCCTATCGCTGAGGTTTCACAGTTCTCTACCGCCGATGTGCGATTTACTGGACCGACGTTTCTGATCTCTTCTGCGTGACCCTTACCAATTACCCTTCCGTCATTGTCTTTGATGTAGGCAACCATCAGAACACGCTTGCCATCATCAGCTAGTATTTCAGTATCGATGGTATAAGCCAGACCGTAGTTTTCCCTGAACAAGTTAACGCGATGCACAACCTGCAAATATTCCTTGCCCTTGAGATTGATGGCGTTCTCAGTAAGTAACTTCGTTACCCCCTCCATGCACTCCTGATGCTTCTTAATTTCATTTACAGAACTCATTTCTAGCCTCCCTTCGTTTACTTTGATAATTTCTGCTGTCATTTTTTTCTGCTTTCCTCAACCAGCAATCGGCACACTTACTGCCAAGTGAATCGATCACAATCGCGGGGTGACCACAATGGTCACACTTACGATCCCTTGTTTGATCTCTCATCCATATCTCCCTGTTGTTTTCTTTTGTACTGATCACAGAATTCTGCAACACCACAAAAGTTTTCTTCACACCGGATGTCCTCACCTACCCGATGCTCTATGTAAAGTGCCGTGGCACTCTCTTGATTTTTGATAAACAACTCCGCGTGTTGTTGATCATCAAAAAGTTTCACTGCACTCTTCCTGCCCTTTTTCATGACAGCCCATTTGCTGGGTCTAGCCCACCGCTCTTGGTCAGAACACAGAGGTAAGGGGTCACAGAACTCAAAGCTCTGCTGGCAGGCTTGATGCTCAGTAATTCGCTTGCTGATATAGTTTTGTCTTTCTTCGAAAGACCAGCATGGGACATCAATAATCTGAATGTTTGCATCTGGATAGTTCAATTCTTTAGCTTTGCGCCTAGAGAAGTCCCGAATGACAGCAACAATCTTTAAATTATCAACAGGCCTGTCTTTATTCTTCTGTACCAAATAGGCATAACAGTTCAACTGCTTCTCCCACTCTGGCTTGTCGTTCATCACTGCATAGGCAGAGGTGACCTTGTAATCCATGATGGTGATCGAGCCATCGCCTTCGTAATACTGCACATCGATAGCGCCTGATAGCTTCCATCCATGCATCTCGACTGAAAGACGCTCCTCGTGAACCTCATTCGGGTCAGGTTCAGACTGTTCTAGGATGTGATGGCAAGCAGTGCCAAGAAGAGCGTACGTCATGTCAGTGATGTCCTTACTCATCTCAGAGTCATGCTTGCTCCGCAGTATAGAAATGCGCGGTGCATCGATTAACTGGGTGACACTTATGTCTGCGTCGCCCCTTGAATACTTATCTGATCTCGCATAACGAACGAACTGATCTGGCACGTTATGCACGTTTGTGATTTTCATGTTGTCTCCCACGGGCTTATACCCTATGATGATTATAGTATGACATTGTAACCAATTCAAGGGCAAGATGTAAAAAGATGAAACAGCAAACAAAAAAGGATGTTACTAGTCTTATTATCTTGGGCGAGCCGACTAGTAAGGCAAACTCTAGAAAAGTTGTCTTAATCAAAGGAAAAATAAGGGTTATCAAATCACAGAAGGCTTTGGACTACTGCAAGCACTTTGCGTTACAGTGTCCTGAGCTGGATGACCCATTTGATTGCGACCTCTTTGTAGAGATTCATATTTATTATGCGTCGAGACGACCTGATCTGGATGAGTCATTAATCTTAGACAATATGCAAAACAAAATTTATAAAAATGATCGACAAGTTAAAATCAAACACATCTATTGGCACTTGGACAAAGACAATCCAAGAGCAGAAATCACAGTCAGACCAATACAGGAGAGCGATTATCCATCCGCTAATAATTTTTTTGTAATACCGTAACTGGGAGGTTATATGAACGACTTAGACGAGGCGATGTCTTACTACGCCCGAACTCTACCTATTGGACAACATAAAAAGAAATGTCCAAGCTGTTCCACAGAACGAAAAAACAAATCAGATCACAGCCTATCGGTCAAAGTATACGGTGACCGAATCATTTATAACTGCCATCACTGCAACATGGATGGCATCTATCCTTTCGAGGACATCATTCCAAAGAAGCCTGTTCACATTGAGGTTCACAAGGCCAAGCAGATTCCGCATCATTCCCTGACAGAAACCGCAGTCTCATGGTTGTCAAAAAGAGGTATTTCGAAAGAGACAGCCGATAAAGCAAGACTCTTTAGCACCAATCACTGGATTTCTTCAGAGCAAAAGGAAGTTGAGTGTATCGGGTATCCGTATCTGGACTGCGAATTGGAGCGTGGAGCAAAGATCAGGTCACTGGGTAGCAAAGGGTTTTCATGCACTAATCCACTTCGTATGTTCTTTAATATCGACAGCATTCAACCGGATGACTCACTCATCATATGCGAGGGAGAGATGGACGCTTTGTCGTTCATGGAAGCTGGTATCAACTCTGCTGTTAGCGTTCCAAATGGAGCAGTACAGAAGCTCTCAGACGGAACTATCGACCCGAAAGAAGACAAGACGTTTGCGTTTTTATGGGAAGCGAAAGACCAGCTAGATTCTGTCAGCAAGATCATTATCGCAACCGACAATGATTCTGCTGGCAAAACGATGGGCAAGGAACTTGCCAGAAGGATAGGCAGGGATCGGTGCTGGACCGTCTCATGGCCTGACGACTGCAAGGACGCGAATGATATCCTGTGCCTATATGGACGCGAGGGTCTCAGAGACCTGATCGATAGCGCAAAGCCTTGGCCTGTCAGTGGAATATACGATGCAGTTTCTTTTATTGATGAAGTGAAGCATATGTATAAGCACGGGAATGGAACCTGCCACACGACCGGATATGAAGAGCTGGATGAGTATTATAAGGTAGCGCAGGGGCAACTCACCGTAGTCACTGGCAATCCCTCATCAGGAAAATCAGAGTTCATCGATCAGGTCATGGTCAATCAGGCAATGATGTTTGGGACAAAGTTTGCTGTCTGTAGTTTCGAAAACTACCCCAGTACCCATCTGAAAAAACTTCTTTCAAAACATAACGGTAAGCCATTTGATAAAGGTGATAGTCCAAGGATGGATGAGGCCGAACTGGATGACTCCTTTGCGTTTCTCAATGAGCATTTTACTTTTCTTTCTTACAAGGATGGTAAGCCAGTTTCTATGGATGACATTTTGGAGAGACTGCGAATCGCAGTGTTGAGACATGGGATCAGAGGGGCAATCATTGATCCGTACAACTACATTGCACGACAGTATTCAATGAGCGAGACCGATTGGATCAGCGATATGCTGACAAAGATTTGCGTGTTTGCGAGAGCGAATGATATCCACATTTGGTTTGTGGCACACCCGACAAAACAGCAGAAAGAGAATGGCAAACTGCCAGTGCCAAAGGGATATGATATTTCTGGGTCAGCCGCATGGTTTGCTAAAGCGGATGTGGGCTTGACTGTTCATCGTCCCGATGACGACAAATCAATAGTAGATATCCACATTTGGAAGAGTCGATTCAGTTGGGTTGGCAAGCAGGGTAAATGCACTTTGGATTACAACCCTGTGACTACGCAGTACACAGATCACGCAGGAACACAGTTCCAAGATCGCTACGCGAACTGGTTTAAGAATAAAGATTGTCCGTTTTAAAAGTTCACCTGAACTTTTCGTTTTGGAAAAGGGTTTTTCTGACGCACCGTCTGACGCACGACAAACTTTCTGACAGACGAAAAAAAAGCCCCCCTCCGCAAGGAGAGGGGCCGTTGACATTCAGTTGATTTGCTATCCAATGATTCTCCAAGGAGAACGAACACCCATAGCTTGCCATCATGTCTCACGCAAAAAACTGTTTAGTGGACGCAAGCATGACACATCAACCGACTCACCTGTAGTCAGACAGGCATTGAGGAGTGGGTGTTTCCCACTAACTTAGTGCATCGAGTGTCGCTTTCTTTAAGCGCCTGTTCAACAGATTTCTTGCATGGAGAAAAGTGTGACCAACAGAACTCAAGTCTAAATTCTCATGCTCCAAGTAGAACATTGAGTAATGACATGGCTGTCCGCTTTTGTATGCCTCAATTAATTCAGCGGATCGATATAGGATGTCCTCGACTCCACTTGCCAACATACTTAGGTTGAGATTGCCGATCTTGTACTCTCTGAATGCGTCAATATATGAAAGATTTTCATTCTTGTTGAGCTGATTATATTGATATTGAAGCCCTGCAATTTCAGCCTTGTGGTAATGCTCCTTCATCACCCCGAACCCATGAAGTTTGAAACAGCTCACTCCCCGATTGTTCATCTCTGAATTATCGAATGACTCTGAATCAAAGATGAAAGTGCGATGCTTTGTTTCTTTGAACATCACTGCCCTCTGCCGACCAACCTTTTTCATCCAAGCGGGGGTTGCATGAAGTGTCGCCTTGATGCGATCAAGAGAACGGCGGACATTATCGACCTTTGGCTTGACACCAAAATCGACGCACACATTGATGTCATATTTTCGTCCTTCTTCTGAGCATATACTGTTCAGTATTTGCGATCTCGTCTTCGTTATCGCATGATCCATGCGTATATCAATGGTCTGAAATTGACCCGCCTGTCTGCCAATCCTCCATGCCCGCATGGTTTCATGCCATACTTTCACGCTGGCTATCGCGTGTTGAACGGTTTCTTCGCCCAAGTGATCGAGCGCCGGTTCATACCAAGCGATCCATAACTCAGGACGTAATTCAACCTTTCGAACGCGCTCATCGAGCCGGTCTAACCCCCAGTTACCTCTGGGGTGGAAGTGATCATGAACTGACCGAAAGAGCATTGGACGGACGCTCATTGGCATCTCCAACTGGTCTAATGCCTGATCGATATTCGACCGACAGAACTCTATCGATCTCTGGATTTGTTGTTCGTTCATATTAGTCTCCTCAGTTTTTTTCCAACGTCTCAACGACCTCATCAATGAGATCGCGAACCTCCTTGAATTGCTTCAGGTGATACAGCGCACGATGCGCGTTATGCTTGGGGTTGCCAGCACCCTTGATGATGTCGCGGATGCTGGCAATCGCCAAACCCAGAGCAATTTTATCGCTCGCAGTCACAGCGTCAGTCTCTGGAGAAGAATGGCATCAAGCCATCCTTCTTACTTTCGAGGTCAGCCAAAAGATTCGCGGACCGAATCACCTGTACAGCCTGCTTCATAAAATGAATATCCATCGCGAGAGCTGTCAATGTCTCTGGATCTTCGGTTCTCATTGCCTGCTCATTCCATTCGAAAATCGAATTATCAGCGTGATCGCACACTCGCTTGAGTGCCTCGCCCAACGTCATCTCACTCATCGTGATCCTCCTCGAGCAGGTCTTTGTATTCGAACTCTTGCTGAAGTTTCATGAGGGCGCTACCCAAGGCCATGATATCCTCCATGCGTATCGCGTTAAGGTCTTCAGCCAGCCCCTCTAGGATACTGTTGTGCATGTCGGTCATTGCGCTAATCGACGCATCGATAGCCTCGACGCAGGACTTCGGTAGCCGATTCTCTCGAATCGACTTCACACGCTTGTTGTGCTTGAGCGCACGTTCATTTGCATTTTTTTTCCACTGTTCCATAACTAGTCTCCATTGTATGACTTGATAATTGATTTGGTCTGATGATGTGGTTTACCCATCAGTACCGTGTGCGCCTGATCAAATTTACGCACTACGCGAATGGCGTCCTGACGGTGATCGTCATCGCGCCAATCAACATGAGCCATGCTTTCCATGACGATGTCGATTTGATCCGGTGTCAAAATGACTGACACCGCGTCTTGGGAGGACTGTGAGTCCAAAAAGATTGCAGATTGATTCATAGAATCTCCTCGATAAGTGTAAAAGTTCAGGTGAACTTTTCGGCCTAGTCAGACCGATCCAGCACCCGACTCGCGGATGCTGGGGCAGGTGACTAGAGACTCGCCTTGACTACCTCTCCCCAAGGTGCGTCAGTGGCTCCAGTTGAGACCCACAGGACCGGATAGTCTGGGGCAGTCTTCGGGAAGTCATAGACGTACATATCGGAGAAGTAGATGAACGAATCACATGGCAGGCCATGCTGTTCGATGTAGTCGAACACAGGGGTGACTTCTGTACCGCCACGGCCTTTGGAGTTGATGGATTGAACGTCCTCACCCTGACCGTAGTAGTCCACAGATTGGACCTTCGCATCGCACCCGATCACTGTGATCGAGCGCGGTTGCATATCCTGCGCCATGCCATTGATCTCGCCAAGGAACACCTTCAGATCGTCGTCAGAAACAGACGCTGATGTGTCACATCCAATGACGATATCGCCCGCACCGAAATGCTCGACAGTCGGAAGATAGATGTCATGAGGCATGAACTTCTTGTTCGGCTTGGCCCAAGTGAAGTCATCAGGTTGGTCACCTCCGACAAATACACGGAGCTTGTCACGCCAGTCAACCTGTGGCGTGGACATCTCATCGATCAGGTCTTCGATGCCAGCAGGAACTTTGCCCCGCATCTTGGCATTGGCATGGGCCGACAACACCTTGACGTTGATCTCAGTCTCAAGCTGATCCATTTCGGAGTCAGACATGGCACTGCCATCATCGTTGGAGGGTGCTTCGATCTCGCCAAACGACCAGCCGTCACCTTCAGGGATCTCGCCTTCGCCAGACTGAAGAAGGGTGTAAATCTTCTCCGCTGACATACCCTTGAACTGTGGGTCAAGAAGACCCCCATCAGGTAGCTCAAGACCAGCCTCGACGATGATAGGGTTAATCGCATAGTCAGTCGCGATATTCCAGAGCCTGTGATCGCGATTGCCCTCGCGCAGTGGATGCCTGTTGGTCACATGCATCACTTCGTGAGCGACCACACCCGTGATCTGCTCTGGCGTGTGGGCCAGAACAAAGTCAGGGCTGTAGCGGATTTGCTTGCCATCGGTACACATGGTGTCGATGCTGGTGTCCTCGACAAAAGGCAAGGACATCGCAAGTGACCCAAAGAACGGATGGTGAAGCATGAGCTGAGTCTTGGCCCGACTCAGCACCTTGATTGGATCAGTCATAAAACCTCCTATGCTACATTGCGCGATGCGACAACCAAATCTGCACCGCCATCAATCGCCCACTGCTGGAACGCCTTCTCTTTCTTCAGATCGTTGAAGCGATCCAGTGCAGTCTTCATGCCGAATGCGCTGAACTCACCCTCTGGAAGACGTTGCATGTAAGCGCAGAAATTGCCAGCGTTGTCTTTGTTGACACGATACGCAATGGCCGACACCACGGCATACATCACAGAAGGCTCAGAAGGAATCGGAGCATTCATGGGGTCACGCAGTGGCAGTTCAGGATCAGGCAACTCACGATAGACCTGCTGGAACGCCTTGAACTTGGCTGATGCTTCCGCCCCCAGCGTCCCGCACAGAGCGTGGAACTCGATCTCAGGCTCAAGGTTCATGCCGATGATCTGATCGGCCTTCTCCCAAGAACGTGGGGAAGGACAGGCCTTAACGTCCTTGTTGAACATTGACAGGTGTTCAGGGCTGAAAGCCAAGAACCCAGTGATCATCGGACTCGCACCAATGGTGTTGAAGTACCGGAGCGACTCATCGAGGAACGGCTCGACATCGATGTGCAGGAGCGCATCCTTCATGTGAGAAGGCATGGCGTTTGTACCAGCACGATTGGACAGGTCATTGCCAGCGCAAACCACTGACCAGCCATCACCGAGTAGATGCTCACCGATACGGCCATCGTTGACCAACTGTCGGGCCACGTTCTGATTGGCAACAGGGGCTTGAACCAGCTCGTCAAGAAACAAGATGCCACTGCCATCGATAGGCAACCAGCGTGGACGCGAACGAACCATTTCACCATCCTTCAACATTGGATAGCCTGCCAGCTCACCGGCGTCATACTCAGCCAGATTGATGACCACGCAGTCGATGCCAAGAGCATCAGCCACAGCGCGAACGATAGTGGACTTACCCAGTCCGGGGATACCCCAGAGCATTGGGACAATACGCTTCGATGACCAACCGTTGATAGCCATGTTGGACTCGACGGAAGCAGAGATGATCTGCTGTGCTTGTGATAATTTCATTTGTAGTCTCCTCAGTAAATTAAAAAAGTTCAGGTGAACTTTCCGGTCAGTGCGACCGATCAAACGCACCGCTGGGATGCGCTTGGGCAGGACACTGAAACCTAGTCTTCAAGATCGAACAACCATGCGAGAAAGCCGCCGAATCCAAGGACTAGAGAGAAAGAGGCGATCATCAAGATCGCCCATCCAAGCGTTAAGTCAGGCATCAAGTAACGCCTCCACTGTCTCGTTGATATCGGTAGACTCAGACTCAGCCTTACGCTGTGCTTCCTCAGCCTCAGTCTTGGACTTCAGCGCCTCTGCTAGCTTGCGCTCGAAAGTGACCATGTCAGCATCGTCCAGCTTGGAAACTGCCTTAACCAGCTCATCGATAGGGTCGACGGGGTCTTTGACAGGTGCGACGAACTTGGCGATCTGCGCTTGAGTCTGGAGGTTCTTCTCAGCCATCAGCTTTGACACCTCACCGAATACAGCGTTCTGATCCGCTGGATCGACTTCCTTCGGAATGGCCTTGAACTCTTTAGACAGCCTGTGCATGACCTTGGCGGTGCTTTCGCTCAGGCGCTTCAGAGAAGTCTTAGACTGAACCCCAGCCTCCATGAGTGCTTCGATCAATTGACCGTCACCCTTGCCGCGCTCCTTGCCAATTCCCTTGGGCCAAGCGACCTGCTTTTCACCCCGCTTCACTGGGTAGATCGACTGACAAACCATGTCAGTCATGACCAGTAGATACGATTCCATGATCGCGTTACTGATCTCAGCTTTCGCACCAGCAACCTGTGATTCACCGCCAGTGATGACGTTTTCCAAGCGGCCCAACTCAGATGCAGAATTTAAAGTTAAAGTTTTCATGATTAGTCTCCCTAGACTATTAAGTTTCAAAGCGGTCAGTGTGACCGATACAGCGCACCACTGGGATGCGCTGAGGCAGGACACTGATTAAGAGAAGTCAGGCGTTACGATCTGTTCGAACACAAGTGCCTTGATCACAGCACTTTGAAGCTCAGCGCGAACCTTGTAGGCACTGGCAGAAACCCGCTTACGGCCATAGCCGTTTGGGTTTTTGATTGTTGCTCCTCCAAGCTTGAATGCGCGTTGGAAGTCCATCATTCCGTACTTCGCCTTTGGCTGAAAGCCATCATCGAACGTACCAGCAACGGAATAGGTGCGACGATTCGGAAGGGTTACAACAGCAGTGAAAGACGTAAATCCATCGAATGGCTTAAGTTCAGTGATTGTTGTTGGTGCATAGTCAGTCATAGTAGTCTCCTCAATCTTGGGTGTTGCAATGAAGTTTTCGGTTTCGATAATTGGGTTCATAATAGTCTCCTCAATTTTGTGTGCGGTCAGTGTGACCGATACAGAACCCTTGACAGGATGCTGAGGCAGGACACTAACAGAGACAGGCATTACAGCCCGCCTCAAACACTAAAACCCCGAACCAACTTGCAAGCGTTCAGGGTAGTTCAAACAATGACGAATGACTCAGTAAAAGGCACTGCTGATCTAACTTGGCTTGGGTCACCCCCTTTGCGCGTCCGATTCACACGATCCGCTTGTCAGCTTGGCACAGACACCGTCTGTCACCGTCTCCCATCTCTCGCAGTTCCTGCGGGCGACACACACGCCGAAATGGGGGGCGTGGGTGCTTATAGCCGTTTTGCATCAGGTCTGGTATGACCGAGGGTCTGCCAGCTCACCGACTCGCCTGAAATGGCGTGGGCCTGCGTTGGAGTCCGCGATGTCCACTGAGTGGAGGCATCGGGGCTTGGCCATGATCAGCATAGGTTCGCACCACTAAGCTGATTGGTCAGTCAACATAGGATCTCTCCACTAAGCTGAATGACCGGCCCTCTCCGGCCCAAGGTGCGAATCCCAAGTTGGGTAGAGCACCTTTCGATGGCCCATTATAAACATAAAGATGGGGACAGTTGCAATAGGTTTGAATAAAAAAGTTAAAGAAAGTTATAGATGGTGAGTCTATCCCAGTAATCACGCCTGTTGTAGGATGATTCTAAAGTTCAGCTAAACTTTACAAACGCCCGAAACACGCACGGCACTGAGGAAAGATTATGGAATTAATAGGAGGGACAGACAGTCCCAGAAGGTTGACTAATAAGCAGAGGAAGTTCTGCGAGCTGATGTCAGGAAGGGGGAGTGAAACCCACACGATGGTGTCGGCGTATCGAGAAGCCTACGACACAGAGAATATGAAGGATGCCACCTGTCGCAAGGAAGCGAACCGTCTGATGAACAACCCCCTCATTACCAGAACAATTCAATCGTACTTGGATGAGGAGAAGCAGTCTGCGTTGCATGATAGCGCCCGCTTGAGGAGGCTGGTGTTAGAAAGGCTCCATGTGGAAGCGACGAATGAGCACAATAGCGATGCCAGTAGGGTGCGGTCACTGGAGCTGTTGGGCAAGACCGTGGCGATGTTCAGTGATCGTGTCGAGCAGGTAGAGTCCAGCCGATCAGCCAGTGAGATCGAGCAGGAGCTGATAAATCGTCTTGCAGAACTGGGGGTATCGTCCAAAGCTGGGTGACTCCCTCACCCCCCACCCTAGGGGTCACCCCCAAAGTCGATGCACCTGCGCCCACACCTGCTACGCACTATTCCACACGAACAATTAGCAGAAAATGATACTACCCCTCCCCTTTGCTTTTTAAATCGCATACAGGGCTTCTCTGTGCGTTTTAGAGTGCCATCCAGCATCGGTAGGTTCACAGATGCGGGTTTGAAAAATAGATGTGATTAGTGAAAAGTTCAAATGAACTTTACTTGTTTGGATAGGTGGGGAAAGACATAGTCTAGACTATATAGTCTAGACTAAATTCATATTCTAAACTCTTTAAAATCTTTTTGATTTTAAAATATTCTAAACTATATAGTCTAGACTATATATGATATATGGTTAATATTTTATACTATTCAGAAAATCTTGTAAATACATTGATGGAAAATTATCTATCATCGAAGGGATGTGTTATGATCATCAAACGTAACTAGTCTCCCAGTTACTGTACACGGGGGGAGGCCGTATGGCCCCCTCCATTTTTAAACATGGGAATCGGGAGTGACCATGCACTTTAAAATTATCT